TTAAAGTTGTTAGAAAAGGAGGACACCTACTCGTGTCTATTCCAGACTGGGATTTGTATGAAGGAAACAAATGGCCCTCAAGATACAATCCAGACCACAAAAGCACTTGGAGCTTCACGCATGAAACGAGTCCAGCAAAGTATCATGTGAATATCTATAAGTTCTTGGATTACTTGAAACCACACTGCTACGCAAAAAGAGCAATGCTTGTAGATACTAATTACGATTACAGTCTTGGATCGAATATTGATCAGACATTTATCGAGTCAAATAATGTCGAGGCATTCATTGAACTTGTTCTTTGTAAAACATAATTGTTTAACCATAAATAGCCTTAAACTTACTGAAGGCTTGCTTCCAGCCTTTAGAGTCAGACTTATTGTTAGGATTAAGAGCCTTTGTAGCGGTGCTGCTGTCTAGGTTAAGCCTCTCTCTAGCCAAGGCGAGTAGTCCCATCCCTGCATCTGCAATGTCAGGAGATATGCCGAATCGTTGTTTCATCTCAGACTTAGGCAGAACCTTAATGCGTAATGCTAGGTTCTTCTCTCCATTAGGATCAAGTTTCCGCATACACATCTCTCGCATCAACTCATCGCCGATACCCTTGACTTGACCAGTCCGCATATACTCCTTGCAGGAATACCAAATCTCAGAAACCGAGTTGACATACCTTTCGTGTGACGGGGTTGGATCGTATGCCGATACAGGCTTTTCTGAAGCCCTGCCACCGAATTGCAAGCCATACACATCCTTTGACCAAGCAACGGATATAAAGTCACCTAGAGGACCACCAGCGCCGGACTTATCGTATCCTGCATTACGAGGCTGAACACCCCTAGCTAGACACTCATTACGGAACCATTGAACTACCTGCTGAGAACGAGTCATGGATTGGTCTGTGACATCCTCTTGGAAGACCAAGAACTCATCGTATTGCAGACCCTTGTATCCATGTGGCTCTGCCAGCTTGCCAACCGTCCCAAAGTAAAGAACCGTTCTATCTCCACCATTAGTGAAGGATGGATCGAGGAATGCGACCTTGGTTTTCTCGTTATCAAGCCATACGGCTTTGTCGGTAGCCTTAGAGTTAAGTATCTCGACCTCGGAATAAATCTGATCTGTAATACCAGCAGGACACCAGAAGCCACGATACATTCGCCAAAACGAGGATGTATTCTTAGCCTCTTCTGGAATCTTCTCGAAATCCTGCGGACCCTCCATCCAAGAATAAATCTTTTTCTTGGCTATCATGTTTGGGTTTTTCAACCCATCGAAGTGCAAGCATACTCCACGGGAAGTGGCCCATTCTTCATCGTCAACAGTAATAGTTTCCCATCCATCTTTAGGCTTGGCGAACTTTCCAAACGCATCCACATACGAGGCAGGGTTGGAGATTCCGATGAACTGAAAGCGTTCGCAACCCTTGGACAAGTTGAAGAATGCAACCTCTGTAATAGCCTCAGATAGCTCAGATAACTCGTCAGCAACAAAGATAACATTCTTGTTGTGGATACCCTGCATCTTGCCAGTAGCGTCACGCTCCTTCTTCTTTTCACCGGGGATAAGAACAATGCCAGACAAGTCAGAACGCTTGCCATCCTTTCCTACATAACTGATCTTATTCTCCGAATCCACAAGATGCCCCGGCAAACCTAACTGTTCGCATACTCCCCAATACCTAGTAATCTTACCCCAGATACGCTGCTTGGATGCCTTGATTGTTGTGGAGGTAGCAAGGACTGTTGTGTTCTCTGGATCGGCTAGGTAGTTCACGATTGCCCATATTGCGTAAGCCTCCGACTTACCGCAACCACCAGAGCCAGCGATTGCAAGGTATTCGTGATTGCAAGCAGCTCGGATCATTCGTTCTGCCCAAGGATGCCAGATGAAGTTTACTGTTGACTTGCTATCTTTCTCAGGCCAGAGAGCCTTGGCGATTCTTTGGAAGTGATGGAATATATCGTATCCACCAGTATCTTTAGGAATCCTCCCTTTAATCTTTTCTCTGAACATCGCAAGTTCGATTGCGATTTGGTGTGTTCCTTTTTTCCAGTTAAACCCGTAAAGGTGAAGGTATCCATCAAGTGGATCACCGTAAATTGGTGCTGAATTCATCTAGCTCACTTTACAAAAATATAAAACTCTTTCAATTATTTCTTGAAAATAAGTCATATTATAATAGTATGGGGGAAGTGATGAACATACTAAAGGAACTTGGTTTTCAAAAAACGAGGGCAGAACTTTATATTGACGAACATCGGCAATCTGTTTTATTAGATGTGATTGTTAAACCCGAAGATTATGTCAATGGAACTAAGTGTAACCCTACAAAATCTCCTCTTGCTCTGGCTTTGCAAAGGGCAGTTGAGGGAACTCCGTATCGGGTGGAAAGAGCGGGTTTTAAAGTTCTCGTTATTTCTCGCGGTATTTACGAGTATTGTTTCTTTATGCCTCGGAGGGTGTGGAGGAAGGTAAGCGGGTTTGAGTTTGATGATGCGATCCCTTCTAGGCCGATTAAATTCACGGCTGAGTTTGAGATGATTTTTTAATATGAAGCTAGTTATTCCTGTATCAAAACATGATCGGCATTTGATCCCTGATTTCATCAGTGCGATTAATAAATTTCCAGTAGGCGAAGAACACGACCTACTAGTTATTGGGTCAAGAGAAAACGAGGAAGTCATCATTGGATTTGAAAAGCAAATTAAACATTTGTTCAAATCTTCTGAGGCTTGCATTATTCCAGACACGATGATGGGTTGGCCTATGTCTTGCAACTTCTACTTCCAGCAGGCTTGCGCTCATCTCCGTAAGGATGAAGAGACGGATGCGTTTCTTTGGTTTGAACTAGACACTGTTCCAATGCGAGAGAATTGGCTTGATCTAATTGCGTTTGAATATTACGCAGACACGACTAGGGCGGTTAAGGAGAAGCGTGAACCATTGATTTATCTTGGAGCTAAAGAGAGGGTGTATGAAGGCAAGAACGGGGAACTCGTTCCTGAGTCTGTCACAGGACACAGGATGGCTCAAGTTGGAGTGTATTCCACAAAAATCTGTTCTGCACCTGTATTGAATTCCCTTTCTGTATCTAACAGGCATTGGACCCACATCATCCAGTGGTATGTAGTTAATCGGATGAAAGAATCTAATCTCATCCAAAACAATTGGAGGACAGAAAAGTATCGCAATATTAACGGAGAAATGGTATGTGATTCTATCTCTAATTTAGCGTGGGATGTCCATTGGAACAAACCTGTAAGCGAGGACGCAGTTCTCGTTCACGGGTGCAAAGATGGCTCACTTGTTAAGTTATTGTTGAACAATATAAATAAAGACGATATGAAAGTTGCAAAGAACTTAACAGTTGAGGAAGCGCAAGAGATCGCTGAAGGCATTGAAGATATTGATGAATCTGAACTTGAGAAAAAGATGAGGATTTATCAGAAGCGAATAGCCAACTTAAGGTTCTTCCAAAAGAAACCAACAAAGGAAGACAATAATGAGTGATCGACTAGAAACAATTTCAAATAGCGGGAAGCCTCCGGTATCCCGCATTAAGGACGCTAAATCAGCTTATGAGATTTGGGAGACTCTACGACGAGCGGATGCCGTCTCAGCTTTTGACCGTAGCAAGATTGACGCTGCTTACGACAACGAACGACCCTACGACGAAAGGGCGCTTATCAATGCAGGGCAATCCTACCGAGTCAATGTGTCGTGGGGGTTTGCGAAGCAAGTTCTTGATACGGCACTTGCTGGGTATGTTGACATCATTAATGCGCCTCAAACATTCTTCCGTTGCCCGACTCTTTACGGGAGCCAGACGGAGCGTGACGAACTTGAGCAAGTTGTAGCACAGGAAGTAACCGCTGCTGTTCGCTCTTGGCGCAACTTCTTCCCTACATATCTCAAGCTCTGCAATAGCTTTATTAAGCATGGAGTTGGTGTGTCGTTGTTCAATGATGAGTGGGACTGGCGTTGGAAGTCAACGGATATGTCTGACTTCAAGATTCCTCGTAAGACTGAGATCGGTCAGGACAATATTGATGTTGCCGCTTGCTTGCGATTCTATTCCCCTACGCAACTTTACCAGTTGATTAAAGACGAAGAGACAGCACAGATTAACGGATTCAATATTCAGGCTTGCCGTAAAGCAATTACATCTTCTGTAAATAATAATAACAATTATTACAACTTCCGTCAGTATGATTGGGAGAAGCTAGAGATGGAGCTTCGTAATAACGACTTGTTCTTTACGACTCAAGCTGCGAACCAGCAGTCAATTCGTGTTGTCCATTTGTGGGTAACTGAATTTGACGGCAAGGTTTCGCACTACATGATTAACGATGACAATGGGGTGCAAGACTTCTTGTTTAAGAGAATCGGCAGATTCGATAATAGCTACGAGGCTTATACTGTCTTTACCTACGGAGTTGGAACGAACGGATACTATCACGGAGTTCGTGGTCAGGGCTACGATGTCTTTGCAATTAACGGAGCATTGAATCGTGCATACTGTTCACTTCTTGAGATTGCATCCTTCGGTAGTGCGCCTACATTCCAACCAAAAGACGAGACGGCATTGCAGGAGATGCAGTTCATCCCGAATGGAGTTTATAATTTGCTTTCACCGGGAATTGAGGTCATTAAGGATACTATAGTTCCCAATGTATCTAACGGGACATTGCCGATTGTTAGTGCGTTTACACAGTTGTTCAGAGAAAGAACATCTGCATACAATACCGAATCTTTAATCAATACATCGGTTGAGAAGTCCGCAACACAAGTGCGTGCTGAACTTAGCAATATTGCTAAAATGAGCGTGTCAGCTTTGAATCTTTTCTTCGATCCTTGGGAATCCCTGATGCGCGAAATGATTCGCCGAATGAAGCGCAAGGATTACGATGCACGGGAGCCGGGTGGCAATTATATCATTGAACTCCATAAACGCCTCCTTCGCCGTGGTGCTGAAGGATTCGGTGCAAAAGATCGTTACCTGCAAGCCTTCTTCAACTTGGATACAGATAGACTCAGAGTCGTTAAACCTGTTGGGGCTGGATCGGAAGCAGCAAGAATGGTTGCGTTCGATAGATTGATGGGAATCTTTGGTAGCCTTCCAGACTACGGAAAGCAGAACCTTATTTGGGATATTGCTTCCGAGACTGCTGGCTACGAGAATGCGTCGAGATATGCTATCCAGCCCGGTGAATCCGAGAAGCCAACAATGGATGCTTCTATTGCTCAACTCGAAAATAACTCACTCCTTACTGGTGGTCAGATCATGGTTCTTGATGGGCAGAATGATTTGGTTCACGCGAAGGTTCACATCGAAGCACTCAACCCGATTATTGAAAAGGCGCAAGAAGCCTTGCAAGTTGACCCAATGCAACTTGCTCCGATGCTTGAGGGAATCAATGCGCTTAATGCTCATGTCGCACAGCATGTCGAGAGGTTGTCTGGCGACCCTGCAATGCGTGAGGAATCCGCGCTATACCGCAAGGTTCTTCAAAACGCAGACGAAATTTTGCACAACGGAACGCTGAAAGTTCAGAAGCTAATGGCTGAACAAGAACAGCAATCCATGTTGAGCGGAATGGAAGATGCGAATTTGGCGCAAGGTCAACAGCAAATTGATCCAGCCACGCTTGCTAAAATAGAGGCACAGAGAGCCGAGCGGCAGGCGAAACTTGAGATGGATATGCAAATGCACCAGCAGAGAATGATTATGCGCCAGCAGGATGCCAACCAAAAGATGGCAATCCGTGACGCAGAAGCAGCCAGCAAGATACAATCGCAGGGAATTAGAATATGACACAAAGACAACTATTCCAAATGAATGCCGACAAGGTATCTCAATTGGAGAAACTACTAGACAACCCAGTTCTTAAAGAAGCATTTATTATTGTTAGACAAGAATGCGCCCCTAAAGCTCCAACGGATATTGAGGCCGCTAAAGCCATCGGTTCCGAAGAGTTTCAAAACAAACTTAATTCATTGATTAGAATCAATCCAAAGAAGTTGAATGATCTGGATAAGGAATATATCATTCAAGCTCGCAGGAAACTTTTGTCCACAGGGTTATACACCGAGGACGAAATCATGGAAGCTGAGAGGCTTTCACAAACAAACAACCAACAGGAGTAAAAATATGAAAATGGCAACAGAAAAACGCATTGCACCAGCAGCAAAGAAACCAATGGCAACATCTGGCAAGAAGACAGCTACCACTAAGAAATCTTGGGGTGAGCGTCATCGCGCCAAGATTAAGTAAAAATTATTATCTTATATGTCCGACCAAGCAACACCGACACCCACACCAACAGAACCAGCATCAACGGACTCGGCGATCACAAATCTCCGCAGTGCGCTTGATTCTATTGCATCCAATGATCTCAGCGTCACCCCTCCCAAGGAAGAGCCGAAGTCAAATCCAACTCAGCCTGCTCCAGAAAATACAGAAGCCCCTAAAAAAGAGGTCGAAAATACTGACAAATCTGGAACTAATGAGGGGGCAAAAACTGAAGAAGCTAATACAGATGCTTCTGCCGAGGCAGAGCCAACTGGCGAAAAAGAAAAGATTCGCTGGAAGGAACTGAAGTCAGCAGAAAAAGAACTCAAGCTGGCTCAGAAAGAGCTTGCTGAACTCAAGGCTAAAGGAAGCGAATACGAGGAAGCTAGTAAGGAAGTCCAAGACCTAAAGACTCAGATTGAAGAAATTCAGCGTGAGCGTGAAGCCGTGGATGGCGAGCTATACATGACCCGTGTTCAGGCTACAAAGGAATGGAAGCAGTATGTTTCCGAACCTATCAACGAGATTATCGAGGGTGCTGAATTCTTTGCTCAACGGAATAAAGTTGAAACCTCTGATTTGATTGATGCCCTACAAGCAGACACAAACGGCGATCCTCAGAAACTTGAAGCGTTGATGGCTGATTGGTCAGAGCGAGACAAGACGAAGGTTTGGAATCTTGCTGACAACCTGCTTCAGATTGAGAAACGCAAGGAGGAGTTGGAGGCTAATTCTAAAGAGGCATATAAGGCTTCTATGGAGCGTCAGCAGCAAGAAGAACAGGAGTTCCACAAGCAGTATTTCGCTCAACGGGAATCAGCAATTCAAGAGGTTGTTCCGAAGATGACCGAGAAGGTTTACAATCTTCTTCCAGAAGACAAGCGACCAGACATCGCTAAACTTCAGCAAGAAGTAATGAGCTACGACGAGTGGCCTGAAAACCTTAAAGTATATGGCATCCTTGGAGCTGCTGTTCTTCCAGACTTGATTGATACAGTTAAGTCATTACAGAACGAGCTGAAGGAAACCAAGGAAAACAATGTCAAACTTCGCGGTGGCTCTGCTCCTGCTGCTGGTGGGAATTCCCCCAGAACTCCAGCAGAATCAAACAAGCCGACCAACTACGCAAAGATGGATACAGACGACTTCGTTAAGAATCTTGTCGGGAGAATGGTTGCATAACTAATAAAAAAATAAGTTCAGATTCAATAGAAAGAGGACTGCTTTAATTAGGCAGTCCTTTTTTTCTTGAAAAACATAAACATTTAATTTATTTAATCTTTATGTCCGAAAAGAAAAGCATAAAAGAAAAGGCCAAAGAAAAAGTTAAGAATCTTTACAAGAAGAATCCTTTTGCTGAAAAGCTTGCCGATAAAGATGCGTATTATCGCGCAGTAAACCAAGAGGCGTTTGACGATTACTTAAAAGATAAAGTTGTTAGGGCCTCTCCAGTTGGCAGGGTTGGGGCGGGTAAGATTGGGGGATTTGATCTAACAAGGAAAACAGAGTTTCCATCATTTCAAAAAGGGAAAGTTCTTGAAAATTATCTACCTAAAGATAGTAAGGGATTTATTTTTGAATCTAAAAGACCAATGGTCGCCGGTGGTGAATATAACCCAGTTACAAAGAAATATGTTGCTAGTAGACATTTTGCACATAGACCATACGACCCATTTACTGGAGAAACAGTTCGCCAACTAAATGCGGCAGAGGTTCGTGCGTTTGAAGGTAAGCCTAATCCAATTATGGGATACAAAGAAGTTGGCAAGGGATACCCGATTGTTCAGGCCGCAAAAGAAACAGCAAAGCGAACAGCGATGGGTGTTGCTAAAGGCGCTGCATCAGGTCTTGCATCTGGAATAGCTTCAGCGGCAATTGAGCCTGTTGCCGAAGCAGCGATGGGTGAATACGAGAAGCGAGTCGGGGTTTCAACTCCAGACCCTAAGTCGGTTGCAGGGAGATTAAGAAGGCTTGCCGTTCGCGGAGGGCCGCTTGGCGCTCCTTACGATCTTGCAGATTCCTTGACAGAACTTACAACTGAAATTGCCCCCGAAGCATTAAGTTTGGCTTATGAAAAATTCATTGAATCTCCAGCGAGGGAAAAAAGACTGGAAGAAGCAAAAAAAAGAAAACGAAAAAGTAGTTAAAATTAACTTGCAAATATTGCTTTGTTCACATATTAGTTGCGATGCAGCATAACTAAGCTGTTGAAAAAAATGTTATGGATCGCTGATTCCTTAACATCAGTAACAAAATAAATCCGAGCTTATAAACACCGAAAGGCTTTTACACTGGCTCAGTAAAGGAAAATAAACCGAGTTTAAGTTGGGCAACTAAACGACGACTTGGATTCAAAACTAAATTTAACTTAAATAGAAAGATAATAATATGTCTCAATACAATATTGCTGATGTAAACAATCAGCTTCAACAGGAAGCAGGGCGTATCGGCGAGATGATCGCCGCCAAGCTCATTGCTACCGACCCTTGGAACCGTCTCATCAAGCAGGACACATTCCCTGCTGGCATGGGCGAATCCATCCAAACGCTCATTCAAGAGCGCACCACCGTTCCTAACGCCTCCAGCACTGCTTGGGCCGATGTGGGAACTAACGATGGTTCTGGCAACAACTGCAACCCGACTCCTCAAGTTGTTGAGTTTGCTCGCACCCTTCGTTCCTACAACCTCCAACAGGCTGCTATTCGTTCGCCCGGTTTCTGTGTGAACGATCTTCGCACTGCATGGAAGGCTGAAGAGCAATTGGCTGGTGAGGTCAAAGTCCTCAAAGAAAACAGTCAGTGGTTCTGGAGCAACCGCTACCGTGATGAGTTCTCTCGTCTCGCTGGCAACAAGGTTGTTCTTGATGTGCCTGAT